AAGGAACGCTCAAGGAGTATGCGGTCCTCCTCCAGTTGAGGACTGTCAGATTGTTGATGGTGTTCAGTATGTAAGGAACGCTCAAGGAGTATGCGGTCCTCCTCCAGTTGAGGACTGTCAGATTGTTGATGGCGTTCAATATGTAAGGAACGCTCAAGGAGTATGCGGACCTCCTCCAGTTGAGGACTGTCAGATTGTTGATGGTGTTCAGTATGTAAGGAACGCTCAAGGAGTATGCGGTCCTCCTCCAGTTGAGGACTGTCAGATTGTTGATGGCGTTCAATATGTAAGGAACACCGTAACTGGAGTATGCGAACCTCCTGTAGTTAACGGCTTAGTTTGTCCCACTAACGCTTATGACGATGACGGTGTTTGCAAATGTAGCGGTGGTTATTCCCCGACTTATTCCGCCGATGGGACTTTAACCGCCTGTACGAAGATTGAAGGTCCGGCATGCCCTACTAACGGTGAAATAAATGCTCAAGGGGAATGTGTTTGTAAAGAAGGGTTTTCCCCGGTCTATACCGACGGCGTATTAACGGCTTGTACTGAAGACACAGCTCCCCCCGGAAGTTGCCCTACGAATGCCAGCATGGTGGGTGGTGTATGTCAGTGTGACAGTGGATATACTCCGGTTTACGGCGATGACGGAACCCTGACCGGTTGTTCACCCGGTGGTGGGAATGGTGATGACGTATGTCCGGCCAATTCCACCCGTAATTCGGAGGGTAACTGTGTCTGTAATACAGGTTATCACTCCTCTGTAGATTCCGATGGTCTGATGAGCTGTGTGCTGGATTTTCCCGCTCAGAATTGCAGTAATCCTGCGTGGGCCGCGACCCATGTTTTGGAGTGTTCTCCCTGTGATGATGAGGAATATGCTGCGGCTAATCCTGAGATATGTGGTATAACGGACGGTACGCCTTACACAAGGCCCTATGCAACTTTTGAAGGTGTGGATATGGTACGACCTCCTTGGGTAACACCCCCAGATGTAAGGATAAATCGTTATCCTGAGACGGAACCCAGCACTTATTCCATTCTACCTGCCCCGGCTGGTAGTTATGAGTATGGGATAAGCTCCTTGGCCCGTCGTCCGCAGGACATTCGTGAGGCGGTATCGGTGATAGACCCCGGTTACGAGCAACTTCGGGGTGGGCCTCCTGTATTCACGATGGAAGACATAACGGGTGATCCTGAAGAACAGGCACGTAGGCAAGCAGCCACTGATAAGTATTACGGTGCTATGAACCGGCTTGGTGATTATTCCACCCAGTTTAATGTAGGGGCAGATGAGCTTAGTGAGTCTTTAGGTATACCTCGAACCAACTTGTATGAAGCTCCGGCGGACGGGGGTTTTAGCATACACGATCCTAATTTTACTTACGCCACGCCCACTTACAAGACACCGCCCGAAGGTTATCCGACCAGTCCTGATTTACAGGCGGCTCAGAACCGGCCTTTCTACTCCCCGTGGCTGGAGGAGGAAGAAGAGGAAGAAAGCATGTTTGCCCATGGTGGGGAAGTCAACGAACAACCCCAAGGTCTTGAGTCAATACTCAAACGACGCCAAAACGCGGTAGATAACATGCTCGTAAAGCGGGGACGTGGTAATGGCGTTCGGTAAAAAGCCCTGCTGCGATGATTGCGCCCGGGAACCTTCCAAGGCCCGGATATCGGGTAATCCGATAGCCCACCTGTTCCAGATGGGTGGCGGGGTGAGGAAGGACTTGGAATCCACTGATCCGTTTTTTATTCACGAAGACGAAGGTTATAACACCGCTGTTCTTTCGGACATGGTTCGCAGGGAAATTGACGAAGAGGAGGCTTTAGCCGGAATGCCAGATGTTCCTGTTGAAGAAGAAAGTATTTCCGATTTTGCAATAGACCGTTTAAAAGCAGCGGGTCAAGGCTATATGGATGCACCGGGCTTTGTTGCCAATTATCTATTAGATTTTGATGAAAAGGGCCAGATTACTCCCATTAGTGCTTCTGAATTAGGTTTTGATGCCTTGAATTTAGGAAAGGGCATCCTTTCTTATGCCCAAGAAGACTTTTTAGGTTTTACGTTAGACATGATTCCAGGCATTTCTAATATTCGCGCAGGGCAGGATTCTAATGCTTTGTATGTACAAGCAGAAAAGCTAGAAGAAGAAGGGGATTTTTTAGGGGCTGCAAAAATAAGGTCTTTAGCCACTTTAAGCGCGGCAGATATGTTTAACCCTCTACCGGGGGGTGTTTTTCTAAAAGGAATAATTGCCGGTCCAATGGCACGTCGAGGTAGTCAGCGTTTAAATGATCCTCGGCTCAAGGAAATAGAAGAAAGTGGAGAGGCTGGGATTACCACGTTTAATCAAACACCCACTCTTTTAGAAGAAAGTGTTTTTAATGAGACAGGTGCTTTTATTGGGGCGGATGGTAAACCAAAATTTGAAATAGGCACGTCGAATGTGACGGTAAATAGAGACAAGCTACTAGGCTTGTACATGTATGGTGGTTCACTGGGAGCGGAAGCACCATTAAGCCAGATTATAGAGTTCCCTGAACTTTTTAAAAATTATCCTCAATTAAGTGATATGCCAGTAAGGCTCAAGCCTTTGCAAGGGAACATCGCACAATATACACCAGACATGGACCCACGCTCTCCGTCCTTCATTCCAAAAGGAATTGACATCGATCTACATATGATACCAACACAGGATTTAAAAGGTACTGCCTCGGCACTTTTGCATGAAGTTCAACACGCTGTTCAAGATATTGAAGGCTTCATACACAGGGAATCGAACCTCCCCCAGTCATTACTTACTCGGGAAGAATACTTGGGGTTGCCCTTGGAAATTGAAGCCAGAAATGTTCAAAGGCGGTTTGAAAACCCTAAGTTAAGAAAACAATTACCCGAAACCACGGTAGATATTTTTCCAGATACGGCAAGCGACCCTGAGAAAATCCTGCTCGAATGGTCTAATTTGCTGGGGATCTAAAATGGCGAGAAAAGAGAGCTCCCGTAACCGACAACGAGGAAACAATTAATGGCTAACGGCGACCCTATTACTACAATGGTTGAAAAGGTAGAGGAAATAGAAACTCCTGATTCCTTAACCATTGAAGAGCAAGTAGAACTTGCAGCCCCTACTTCCTTTGTGCCTTCAGACGGGGGTCCGGTGGAACTGATTGAACAAGAAGATGGCGGCGTCATCGTGGACTTTGACCCCTCGGCGCTGGAAGTTGATGAAAGCGACTTTTTCCGTAATCTGGCGGAAGAAATGGACGAAGGTGAGCTGGGACGAATTTGTAACGATCTCCTGAACGAATTCCAGAGCAACAAGACTTCCCGCCATGACTGGGAGGAGACTTATTCCAAGGGGATGGAGCTGCTTGGTTATATCTATGAAGAACGCACGATGCCTTTTCGGGGTGCAACCGGTGTAACCCATCCGTTGCTGGCCGAGGCGGCTACCCAGTTTCAGGCCCAAGCGTTTAATGAGCTATTACCTGCGGACGGTCCAGTACGCACAACGATCATGGGGGAAAGAACCAAGGAAAAGGAGGAGCAAGCGGTTCGTGTGAAGGAGTTTATGAACTACTACATCATGGATGTGATGCAGGAATACACCCCTGAATTTGACCAGATGCTGTTCTATTTGCCATTAGCGGGGTCTACGTTCAAGAAAGTCTACTATGACGAGGGTCTGGACCGTGCGGTCAGTAAATTTGTCCCGGCAGAGCAACTGGTTGTGCCTTATGAGACAAGTAACCTGGAAACTTGCCCCTGTATCACCAATATTGTCCCCATGGACCTGAATGAGTTACGGAAATTACAGATATCCGGCTTTTACCGTGACATCGAGGTTTTGCCCTCCCAGCTCTCTGATAACGACGTAGTACGAGAACAGGATAAGATTCAAGGGGTTAGCCCCACAAACATGGAATATGACGCTAATCTGCTGGAATTTCATGTAGATTTGGATCTCCCGGGCTTTGAAGAAGTGGATGAAGAGAACGAACCCACCGGTATCAAGGTCCCTTATCTCGTTACTATTGCAGAAGATGCCAATAAGATTTTGTCCGTTCGACGTAACTATGATGAGGAGGATGAGCTTAAAACTAAAATCCAGTATTTTGTTCATTACAAGTTCCTCCCCGGGTTTGGTTTTTACGGATTAGGGCTAATTCATGCCATAGGTGGTCTGTCACGTACAGCTACTGCCGCATTACGTCAATTGATTGATGCAGGGACGCTTTCCAACCTCCCTGCCGGGTTCAAGGCCCGTGGACTACGGGTTCGGGATGATGCAGACCCCTTGCAGCCCGGTGAGTTCAGGGATGTGGATGCCCCAGGAGGTGCCATTCGTGACAGCCTGATGCCGTTGCCGTTTAAAGGCCCGGATAGGACTTTGTTTGAGTTACTGGGTTTTGTGGTGGACGCAGGTCAACGCTTTGCCACCATAACTGACCTGAAAGTGGGTGATGGCAACCAACAGGCGGCGGTAGGAACTACCGTGGCTATGCTGGAGCAGGGAAGCCGCGTGATGAGTGCAGTGCATAAGCGACTGCATTATTCCATGCGCAAGGAGTTCAAGGTTCTGGCGAGAGTCATGCACGAATCGTTGCCACAGGAGTATCCATTTTCGGTAGTGGGTGGTGACAAGCGAGTAATGGCGGCGGACTTTGATGACCGCATAGATGTTCTGCCGGTTTCTAATCCCAATATCTTTTCCCAGTCCCAAAGGATTGCGCTGGCACAGGCTCAACTGGATTTGGCGTTGCAAGCCCCTGATATGCATAATAATTATGAAGCCTTTCGCCGGATGTATGAGGCGTTAGGGGTACGTGATATTGACAGGATTCTTAACACTCCAAGCACCGCACAGGCGGTTCCCAAGGACCCTGCTCAAGAAAACATTGACGCTTTGGAGAAAACCGACCTAGAGGCGTTTGAAGGGCAGAACCATGACGCACATATCATGGCCCATCTTACTTTTGGTGCTTCCCCGATTGTGTCGCAGTCTCCGGATATTGTTACAGCACTCCAGAAGCACGTAACACAACATGTTAAACTGAAATCTCAAGAGATTACGATGACCGAATTTGAAAAACGGTCCAACGGAGAGGCTCCCAGTGATGAAATGTTGCTTGAAATGGAAGTCTATATGGCTCAGTTGATCGCCCAGGAGTTACAGCAGGTACGGCAGATCAGTCAACAGATTGTAAACGGCCCGGGAGCCGAAGAAGAAGGCCCAGACCCGTTAATTGCCTTGAAACAGCAAGAAATAGACATAAAAGGGCAGAAAACACAGTCAGATATTGCCATTGACCAAGGTAAATTGAATCTGGAAGAACAAAAGATGGCTCAAAGGGGTCAGCAGTTCGATGATCGGATAGATTCGCAGGAAAAACAGACCCAAGAGCGGATAGAGGCGTCAGACAGGCGCGAAATGATGAGATTACGTGAAAAATTAGGAGAAACTCCATGAGTAGAGTCAAAACAGGTGGCGCTCCACCTCGAAAAACCCCCAAAGCGACTAAATTTGAGGTAATCAAGGGTCAGGGAAAGGTTCCCTTTAGCGATTACAAGGAAATTCCTACTCCAAAGAACCTTGGAAAGGGCAAAGTGACTACCGGAACCTCCCGTGGCATGGGTGCCATGCTGCGTGGTGGAAAATTTACCATTAATTAGGTGATATATGCCACTTAAAAAAGGTAAGAGCAAGAGAACAGTCAGCCATAATGTAAAAAAGCTGAGAAGCGAGGGTTATCCGCAAAAGCAGTCGGTTGCGATTGCCCTGAATACCGCCGGAAAACGGAAAAAAGGCTCGCGTAGACGTTCTGGAGGAAGATGCCATGGCTAGAATAGTGCTTATTTTAATGATGCCCCTTTTTGTGGGCTGCACCCAGATTGAAGGTCTTGCGGTGAGCGAGGGGGACAATGCTTTTGCTTGTCTGAGAGGCGAATCCTCTGCTACAGCAGGGGTCTTTGGTGGAAACCTGAGCGGGATTACTGTGGAAGTACCGGCAACTGTAGATACCTCCCAGTGGTCAGCACAGGACTGGGCTACATTGGCCGAAATTTGTGACTAACAATGCCGAAATTTTTGGTTTTGTTGGTCGTTATCTGGCTTGGCTTGTACCCCGTTTCCCTGCATTCTTCTTTAGTTGAAATAACCCTAGAAGATGACATGGAAAAACTGATCGCTATGCTTAAACGGCACGAGGGGGTAAAAAAACACGCCTATAAAGACAGTTTGGGTGTGTTGACGATAGGATGCGGCAGGAATATTTCTGACACTGAAGAGCATCACGGATTAGGGATTAGTGATGACGAGATCGACTATATGCTCCAGAACGACATTGAGCGTACTATCAAGGAATTAAGTTCAGAATATCCGTGGTTTAACGACCTTGAGGACGGTGCTAGAAAAGACGGAATCATCAATATGCACTTTAATCTGGGACGATTTCGTTTTTCAGGGTTTAAAAAAGCGTTAGGCCACATGGAAAGGGGCGACCATGACCAAGCTGCTCTCGAATTTTTCGATTCCCGGTGGGCCAGACAAGTAAAAGGCCGAGCCATAGAAGTAACTGACATGATTAAGACGAATACCTATGTTTGAATATTCCTGTAAAGTGAGGCGCGTGGTTGACGGCGACACCGTGGATTTAACCATGGATCTTGGGTTCTCAATCTTTCATAAAGCCCGAGTCAGGCTCGTCGGTATAGACGCCCCCGAATGTCGAAGCCTTGATTTAGACCATAAGGCGAGGGGAATG